TAAAGAATCCTAACCATAACCATATGGCTGGGCTAGTATCTAGCATACTAAACCTTTTGTACTTTTATGCACCGAAAGAAGAGTATGCGGACGAGCTGTTAGAGTTTGCCGTAAACTTTGCTAAAAAAGAGGCAAAGGAAATGAAGGAAACGATGTAATAAATGTTGACTTATTTTTACTAGCAACTACAATAGACATTCAATTAATTTAAGGAGTAAGTATGGACAATATCACATTAGAATTTGTTAAAGATAACTTTAAGAACCAATCACAGGTTGCCGACCAACTAAAAATCAGTAGGCAAGCGGTAAGCAAATGGTTTATCACAGGAAACATTCCTAAATTGCGACAGTTTGAGATTAAGGAATTGTTAAGTAACAATGTTTAAACATAAAAAGGAAAATCATGCTGAAGATTAAGAACTGGGACAAGTACCAACACTATAAGCCCAAGAATCCGAAGTATCAGAAGAAGATGTCATGGTTTAAATTGTATGGTGCTGACCTACTAAACGATTTAGAGTGGAGTAGGTTAAAGCCTGATGAGAAGGTAACTTTGATTGAGCTATGGTGTTTAGCAAGTGAGTCTGAAGGAATCTTGCCAAGCGTTGAGGAAATAGCGTTTAGACTAAGACGTGATGAAAAGCAAATGGTTAAGCTGATAACCGCATTGCAAGGGTGGTTAGAGGATGAGTCTATACAAGGTCTATACGAAGTATATACAACGCCTATACTAGAGAATAGTAGAGAAGAGAAGAAACCTTATACGATGACTGCTAAAGCGGTTGTTACTAAAGCACCCTCTGCACACTTTTCCAAGTGGTGGGATATGTTACCCAACACAAGGAAGGTGAACAAAAAAGGTTGTGAGGAGAAGTGGAGAGCAAAGAGGTTAGACAAGATAGCTACTGACATCATTAACTGGACTAGCGGTATGAGTAACAGTAAGGCGTGGAAGGAAGGATTTAATCCCTCTCCCGAAACGATTTTAAACCAAGAGCGTTGGCTAGATACCAACAGCAAAAGCTCTGTAATACCAAAGGGAGTTGTTTAAACATGAACACAGGTGATGTAGTAAGACAGCTAACAGTAACGAAGGAACAAGTAGTTGCCGAAGGCTATTACGAAACGACTGAAGACTTTAAGATTAAGTCTACTGACAACCTTTATGATGACGTAATCAAGTATTATAACGAGGAAAAAAATAGCGGTTACTCTATGGGGTGGAGGAAGACTGACCCTGACTTTTTAGTAAGGAAGGGTGAGGTAACTTGCATAACAGGTTCTAGTGGTAGCGGTAAAAGTATGATTCTATCGCAGATTTTATTACACCTGATGAACTATACAAAGGTGCTAGTAGCTAGTATGGAAATGCGACCCGTATTACAAATTGCTAGGATGATACAGCAGAAGGGTATGACAGACCCTACTGACCAATACATACGTGAGTTTTGTGATGAGTATAAGGACAGACTGTACATTTATGACCAACAATCTACGACTAGCGAGGAGGATTTATACGCGAGTATTTTTTATGGAAAGCACGTATTGGGGTGTCAGGTCATGGTGATAGATAGCTTAATGAAGGTGGATTCAGTATCAGAGGAAGACTATGGAGCTCAAAAACAGTTTGTTAATAGGTTGAGTTGCATTGCTAGAGATTTAAACATACATATTTTTCTAGTAGCTCATACCAAAAAAATGGATGAGTCTACCATACCAGACGCTACCCACATTCTAGGCTCTAGCCATATTAGAAACCTAGTGGATAACATTCTATGTGTATGGCGTAACAGGGAGCATGAGCGTTTAAACAGCACAGGCGACCTACCTGAAGACCGCAAGACTGAACCAACGGCATTGCTGTTAGTACAGAAACAACGTAACCATACCTATGAAGGCACATTTGGTTTTTGGTTTGACATTAAAACATTAACTTACAAGGAGCGACCATTATGAGCGTGAACGAGTTTATTAAAGACCTAACCAAACTATTTGGAAAGGTGAGCTACAAGGCAACAAATAAAGATGGGCTAGTCTTTAAAACAAAGGACTGGGACGAAGTAAATAAAAAGTTTGACAAATAAAATTGAACTGGTATAGTAAAGCTGTAATATTAATTAACCTTTAANAANAAGGAANATANAATGAAAACAAACCAATACATACTTGACACTAATCAAGCAGACCTAGAGCAACAAGAACAACTACACGAACTATATTCAGAGATAGAAAAAGAAGAGAAACGCACACAACTGCAAGCATTAACTAAAGCAGTAAGGGGTGAGTTTAATCTATTCGCTGAAATACAAAAATTTAATGAAATATATGGGGAATCCAAATGAGTGATAATGAGATGATTAAATTGTTTAATCTTTTTAAGCACTCAATTCAAGAGATAAATATAGAAGATTGTACTCAACAAGAATACGGAACAGTTGTTGAGTATATGTTTAAAGATTTTATAGACAACAATAAAGCATTTGGAGAAAGATTATGAGTAAGTACAAAGAATTAAGATTGTTAGATGTTAGTAAGCATATAGAAAAGAAGGGTAAATTCAAATACATTTCCTGGAGTGTCGCTGCCGATTATTTATTACAAGAAGACCCACAAGCCTCGTGGGATTATGCAGAGCCTATGATTATGGGCGATGGGAGTATGATGGTATTCTGTACTGTCCATGCTTTTGGCAAATCTATGACTGCACAACTGCCTGTTTTAGATTTTAAAAACCAAGCAATTAAAAACCCTAATGCTATGCACTTAAATACGGCTATGCAAAGATGTCTGGCTAAAGCAATAGCCCTTCAAGGAATCGGGATGTTTATTTATAAAAACGAAGACCTCCCCGAAGGTGACGTGCTGGAACGCATTACTAACATCTTTAATGAGCAAGGTATAGATGAGGCTAGAAAGTATTTTAACACGCTAGATGGAGATGACAGGAAGTTGGTTACTCCCTTTATTAAGAAGATAAAGGAGGAAAAAGATGGACATTAATACTAAAGATTTAATAAAGAGTTTAGAGGATTCAGCAACTAACGAGATTGTTGAATATGTTAGGGAAAATATATACATGGATTTTTTAGCCAAACCACATGATAAAGATAAGTCTTTTAATATAGGTGTGTATCAAGGAATTTTAATAGCATCAGACCTTATAAAAGAGCATGAAAAAGAAGTTATGCGACAAGAAAGATTAAAGAAATCATTGGAGAAAAGCAATGGAACAGCGTAGCGAAGAGTGGTTTCAGGCAAGGCTAGGCAAAGTAACTGCCTCTAACATAGACAATGTTATTGTTAAGGTAAAGAATGGCGAGTCTACTTACAAGCGTAAGTATCGTATTCAACTTATTACTGAATTGTTAACTAAAAAAAATGTACCTGTATTTGTTAATGACGCAATGAGGTGGGGTACTGAACACGAGGATGAAGCAAGGGACTTGTATATAGATAAGAAAGAGTTACTAAAGGGTGTGGATGTGACTGAGATAGGTTTTATTGACCACCCAACAGTTAATATGTCTGGTGCTAGCCCTGATGGATTAGTTGGTTTAAACGGTCTAATTGAAATTAAGTGTCCAACACCTACAACACACACAGAAATTTTAATGACAAGAAAGATTCCAAGTAAATGGGTACATCAAATGCAATGGCAAATGGCTTGTATGCCCGAAAGAGAGTGGTGTGACTTTGTATGTTATCACCCTCATTTTCATGGAGAACAAAAAATGCTCATAGTTAGAGTAGAGAGAGATGACGATTTAATCACTCGTCTGGAAAAAGATGTCCAAGACTTTGTAACAGAAGTTGAGGATTCAGTTAAATTTATTAAGGAGAGTAACTAATGGCAACAGTAGGAATTTCAGCAAGTATAGATGTAAGTAAGATTGATAAGGCTAAATTAATTAAGGGTGAAAAAGGTACATACCTCAACATCACTACTTTTGTTAATTTGGATGAGAAAGACCAGTACGACAACAATGGTATGATTACCCAATCTACTACTCAAGAGGAGCGTGAGTCTGGTGTAAGGGGCGTTATATTAGGTAATACAAGAGTGTTTTATACTGGAGAAAGTCAAGGTGCGTCATCTGGTTCTGTGCCACAAGCAAAAGAAGCAGTAGCAGAAGATATACCTTTTTAATAGGTACTAAGGGTTACACTGCCCTCAAGGTGTGTGTCATTAGAATTGGTCTGATGGCATTCCATTGAGAACTTGAGGGTTAGTGTATTATAAGTATTACTTGTTCATTACATACATTGTAACTTCAAAGCCAAATCTCATTTCTGTAGCTGATGGTTTTGTCCACATAGTAGTAGTCCTTATTGGTTAATCAAGGCTCTATTATAAGTGATACATTGTTTAAACAACAGGATTTATGTATTATATAGGAGTAGTGAAAATGACTAAAAAGCATTTAGGAATTTTAGGTGTTGTAATATTTCTTGGTAGCTTGATAGTAATAGCTGTCAATACTATGCCACACCACAAGAACTATCATTGTCATGGAAAGAACTTTCATCTTTATGAAAGCATAGAAGCCAACGGCAATGTTTTTTTAAAGACAAAGAAAGAGTGTATTGATATAAGAGATATACCATTTCGCACCAGTATAAAGGGAAAATAATTGAAAGAATCTGATATGCTTGATATGCCTAATGCAGAAAAGATGGAGAATGTCATTAGGCTTTACAAGGCAATTTTAACTCAAGCAATCGTAGACGCTTTGTATGACCCAACTAAAAAAGATTTAAAAGCAGAAGAAAAGTTTAAAACAAGAGTTAAAAAGCATGGGTATTTTACGCAAAAAGGCAAGCCTATTACGTTGAAAAACAAAGTAGGGGACAAGCGTTATGCGTTAGAATGGCTGTATACTGATGATGATGAAATGTTGCAGTTATGTTGCAGTTTAAGTAACCTGTCTTTAGACAGAGTAAGAAGTACCATTGAAGATATACATAAAAAACGTGAGGAGAAAAAAGATGAGCGACAAAATAAATCCAGAGCATTATAAAATTGGTGGAATAGAAACTATTGATTATATAAAAGCTAAACTAACGCCAGAAGAGTATCTTGGGTATTTAAAAGGAACTCAAATTAAATACAGAGCAAGAATAGGTTACAAAGAAGGTGAGGATGCTATATCTGATATAGATAAGATGGATTGGTATAGGGACAAAGAAAAAGAAATTTATATAACTCAACAACAAGACATAAAAGCCAAAGTTATGTTAGAAATGCAAGAGCAAGAATTGCATGATGAAGACTAAAAAACAAGAGATATATAAGTATGGCGAACCTTTCTACTGTGATGAATGTGGCAAGGAAGCTATGTACATGGACAAGGACAAAAAGTGGTGGTGTTACTTTAACTGGACTGACATGAACAAGGAACACTATGGCATCTGCAAAACTAATAAAAGTTCCTAAATCACCTGTTTGCCATGTTTGTGGTAATCCAGCCAAGATATATCATGCAAAGAAATGGTGGTGTAAGACCTACACAGAGATAGGAGAGTTTAATATAAAAGGACATTGTAGTAATGATAAATTGCCCAAAATGTAAGGACGTAGAAATGATATGGGGGGGTGACCATGATAACGAAGATGATATGGACGATAAACAATATTTAGTTATGAGTAATTTTAGTTGCCCAAAGTGTGAAACATTTGTATATGTAAACTGGAGTGAAAAAAGTGGAGAATGACGAATGGAAAGAGAAAGAGTTTTATTATGATGGGTGGCTGTTTATTATGACTTATAACAGCAAGCAGTTCACTATTAGACACGAGATTACAGGGAAGGTTCTTACATCAGGAGATTTTTAAATGGTAGCTGAATTTATATTGATGGTAGCAATAGGTAATGAGGCTGGTAATAATAGTTGTTGCCTTGCAGAACATTACGTTGGCACGTTTAAATCGTGCGTTGAAGCCCATGAATATATAAAAAACCATATACCTGAAACGCCAAAAGAAACACGATGTTTACACAAAGAAAACATAAATTTACCTGAAGACTTTAAACATAAATATATTATTGACGTATGCAAAATGAAAAGGACTTGTGATGAGTAATATGAAAGAAATTATTTACAGAGAATGTAATACCTGTAATAAAAAATATAAGATATATCGTAAGAGTCAAAAGTTTTGTTCACATATGTGTAGGTCACAATCAGTTAAAGATTTAAGAAATTCACGATGTAGGGCTTGTAATAAAAAATTAATCAATAATATAATGGGAGCTAGGTATTGCAATCATGATTGTTATTTAGAGGGTCAAAAAAAACGTAATGGTCGCATTTGTAAGAATTGCGGAACTAAATTTGGTTCACAGTTAGCTAATGATAAAAATACAATTTTTGTTAAAGCAACTAATAAAGTGATAGCAAAAGATATATATTGCTCAATAAAGTGTTCTGCTGAAGCTAACAGAGGTTCAAAAAACATTAGATGGAAAGGTGGAACAATGATTCATGCTAGAACTAAAGAAGTTCTGGTGTTAATTCAAAATTCTAATTTTACATTAGGCATTAGAGATAAATATAAGTTTAGGAAACGATTAATAGCGGAAGCTGTTTTAAATAGAAAATTACAAAACACAGAATGTGTATTACATCTTGATGGAAACCCCGTTAATGACAAAGTAAGTAATTTATATGTATGCGACCTTTCAACTGCAAGAAAATTTGGTAACAACACTATTAAAATTACAAAAAGTAATTTATATAATTATAATAAGGATAAGTGATGGGAAAAGGTAGTGGTAGAAGACCAGCAGGATTAGTAACAGATAAAAAGTTACAAGACAACTGGGATAGAATCTTTGGGCAAAAGCCTAATAACCAACAATTTGAAGGGATAAAAGATGGCAATAAGTCCGACACAAAGAACGCTAAAGAGATTAAGGGATAGTGGTGACTACCCTTTAGTTTCTATAGTAGAAAGATGGAACGCATTTGCCAAGATACGCCAAGACTTGTTTGGCATTATAGACTTACTTGCAATAGATATTAAGGGTAATACCGTAGGAATCCAAGTCACTAGCTACAGCAACATTAGTGCAAGGGTAAAGAAGATGGAGGGTAGTGATGCTATCCAACAT